CCGTTAGGGATGTGCACCCAGTGCTTAGCACAACACCTGCTATCCTAAAGGGAAGTATCTTCCCCATGGATAGTATTTCCATACCAAATCCATACAAAGGACAGTGGACATCTTGTCTAAGGACATCGTTCATACTTATAGAGAGGGTTTGTTAGCGAGAGAGTGGGTAGGAGTACCCACTACCTCGCCCCCGACTACAAGTTGGACGAGTATCCTTAGAGGCGCAAGCAACTTGATTACTTCTCAAGGAAACGCTTACCATAAGCTTGGTAAGTCTTCCGAGAGAATTGGTGGTGAATTTTATGTTCAGCACCGTCAAGCCATTTCGGACGTTCTTACGCCCCAAATGTACATGACCGACGAACCGGTGGGTGGTGGTTCCATCACCCGTCGTTTCAACGGTCGGTTTGCTTGCAAACAAGCGGATGTGGGGATCGGTCACTTTGGCTGGCCTGCGTTTCAAAATTCTTCGAGAGAGGAATTAGAAGCGTTTGGCACAACAGCCATTGCGAACGTTGAACCAACTAATCCGTTGTCTGGACTGACTGTGTTCCTAGGAGAGCTGAGATCAGAGGGCTTGCCCATGATCCCAGGCATCCGAACTTGGAAAGATAGAACCAACATCGCCAGATCGGCGGGGTCGGAATATCTTAACAAGGAATTCGGATGGGATCCTCTCATAGGAGATATCCGGGACTTTGTTCGTGTTTCGCGCAACTCTGACGAGTTGATTGCGGATTATGAACGCGGTTCTGGACGTAAAATACACAGGCGGTTCGCACTGCCCACGGAGACTACAGTTACACACTCTGAAGGTACGGGTTGGCAATATCTAACCCCTGCCGTCAACAGTGTGTATTTTGTAGCTCCCCCGAAGTGGTCCATTACCACGACTATCGAGAAAACTCGATGGTTCGAGGGCTGTTTTACGTACTACTTACCTCCATTCGACAAGGATGGAAGTAATTTTGCACGTAATCGTCAAATAGCTCACAAGCTATATGGCGCGAGCGTTACGCCCGAAACAGTATGGAATCTCACTCCGTGGACTTGGGCCATTGATTGGTTTTCAAACGCTGGTGATGTTATTCACAACATCAGCGCTTTTGCCAACAATGGCTTGGTGATGCCATACGGCTACGTGATGGAGAAAACTGTCCATCGCGAAGAAGTACGAGTTTGGGACATTCGGTCGAAAAGGTCCGAAAGTACCAAGTATGCTCCTGATGGTTTAACACAGAAGCGTACCTCGTGTTCCTCTACCTTAGAAAGTATTACTAAGCAGAGGATCGTGGCTACACCATATGGATTTGGGCTCGACTTTGACGGCTTTTCGTCGTTTCAGTTGAGCATTCTGGCAGCTCTTGGTTTATCTAGGAGCTGACAGTCAGCGTAGCATCACTCCGATGTTCCGTTGAACGGTAATGACCTATTGGGCAATTCCGCTCAGTAGGAACTTCTGTAGGAGTAGATACCCGTGTTTTCAGACCCGCAGTCCGTCACGATCAACGCGATCGCCAACTCTCTTCCGAGAATTGGCTCTAGCAACAACGGTGGCATCTTCCGTAAGGATGATGGTACCGTCAAGCTGACCATCTCACATGCTGAAAACAAGCGTGTGAGGCATATGGTCCGCCTTGATCACAACAAGCTCGCCGCCGACCCGTATGTCACCGGTGACAACGTTCCTGTTTCGATGGGAACGTATCTTGTCACCGATGTTCCCCTTTTGGGGTACACGGTCACGGAACAGAAGCAGGTTGTGGATGGCTTCATTGCCTTCCTCAGCGCTTCTTCTGGAGCGGCCATCACCAAGATTCTTGGTGGTGAGATCTAAGAAATTCTTAGATCTGGACTGCGTAGTATGATGCGGGAATGGACTCTTACACCTCACCCTGTGGGGTTAAGATGAAAAGCCACATGCTACTACTGCAGGTTGTCCTCCATGAAATGGGGGACAGATGTTGCACTAGCACCATCCGTGATTGGAAAACAATCACGGAGCGTGTCGAAGCTGAAGGGCTATCGTTTTTAACGATAACTCTACCTCAGTACTGTAAAGACTTCGAAAAAAGTCTCTCCATTGCTGAGGTTCCCACATCTCTTTTTGCTGGTTTTGCAAAAAGAGGGCGTCTCCCCCGATTTCTCGGAGGTTTCGCCGGGTTGGTCTTCGACCGCAATAGTGGGCTCATGGTCGATGAACCGAATATCGACGCAATCCAAGCTATTCGACAGATTTGTCTGTTGTTTAGCAAGGTTAACCTTGAGTGCAGCGATGCACGCAAGGCGGCAGCGATTAGGAAGTTCATCGATTGTGAAGAGGATGTCCGGTTGCACGATGCAAGTTTGGACTATGACAATTTGTCCCAGTTCAAATCCTGCGCCTTGCGACACCTTGGTGACGTTATGGCCGTTGTCGATCGAAAGATCCATGATGGCGATATCGTCCCGAGGCACGGACCCGGAGCCACAGCTGATAAGCTTGTTGGTAACAACAAATATTATCAGAATGAGTGGCCAAGGCGACTTGAAGAGGGATTCTTTCCTCACGGAGAGTTTCTCTTTTCAAGCTGGAGTCAATCTAACCCTGAGGTTAGTGACTCATCCGACGTAAACATCCTTGAACCCGGGCAGGAACGACCCGTTAGGGTCATCACTGTTCCTAAAACGTTGAAAACCCCAAGAATCATCGCGATCGAACCTACGTGTATGCAATATACACAGCAGGGGATCATGGAGGTTCTTGTTAAAGCCATTG